CTCCCCTCACTGTGGTTTTCTAACCACTTCCCTTACGGGAACCATGGCTCCTGTGTTATCAATACGCAGGAGTTGGAAGTAACCTGATATGATGAATATCAGGCCGCCGATCCAAAGGCGTGGAACAGACTGATGCTTCTTGGGATTTCTCTGCAGAAATCATCCAAGCCATCAAGAGATTCCACCCATCAGGATTCGCACACTTCCGTGTACGTAGAGAAAATTCAGCAACGGTGAAAACCGCACACTGAAGATTCTCATCATGTTTAAAGTTTCGATCTTCGAAGCCTTTAAACATGAAACCCCGATAGACCTCTCGTCGAGTAGTAGACAACCTCGAAAGCTTCTTGTGAAGCTTCGTAAGGTAGTCCGCGACCTCGAACCAGCTCTTGTCAAAGAACTGGTTTTGCGAATTGATCGTCGCTGCGAGAGACTTCGGATCGTCTCCGTCAAGGAGGTTATACCGTAGATAGACAGGTGTTACGTCTAAACCACGGAAATAATCTCCTCCGCAAGATTCTCTGAACTCACCAGTCCAGAAACTCTTGCGGGTGTTGACCTTGAGTCCAAAGGACTCAAGACCACGGATGACGGAGATTGCAGTCGCTGTAGGGACGATGATATCATCGCCATACAGCGATACGGAGCGCAATGCTTGAAGAACATTGTGCTTCGTAACAGGCTGCGACTGCGCTTTGAGAACCGATTCGACGGCGATGATCGTGAAGACCATCGTCTCGAAGGGGAAACAAAGAGCAGACCCCATCGGCGCAAACTTCTCAAGGAAAATAGCTCTCCCTGAGAAGTTCGCCTTAGTTGTCCTGCAAGCAAACACTACGTCTCGCAAGAGACGGTGTCTGCGAAGCATGTTGGCAACTAAGGAGACGTGAACTCGATCACTAGCCTCAGATAAATCGAGGGTAGCGACCGAGCCATCGATTGAACCACGGCGCGCCAAACTTCTTTGGCGTTCCTGATCGGTCCAATCAATCGAGGGTCGAAGTGTGTCACTCTGTTTTACTCGGTTGAGTATCGCATTGTGAACACCCTGCTGAACATACTGGTTTGCAGTCTGGTCAGCAGCAATGATCCTCGGTGTCTTCTGCGTCTTGGGCACCAGAATGACTCGCATAGCGAGTTCATGATCTGGCGAGAGAGGTAGCATTGAATGGATACGGTCAAGCATATGACGATGGTTTGTAAAACAAACCTCATCATATGAAAGAACCTTATCCAGTCTCCTAGTCCAAGAGTCTTGGACAACGGTGTACTTATGTACTCCGTAAGACATCTCTGCTACTGAGCCTGGCCCATGCTTGAAATTCAAGCATGTATTTCTGAGGTCATATTCGACTCCAGAATAGAGATCACCGAAAAGGATCAAGTTAATCCTATCGTGATCTCTGGTCCAAGCATTACGGATCGACTGTCGTCGGTCACGTAACTCTCTTTCAGTCTCAAAGAAGGACTCGACAGCCTTTCTTGAACGAGAAGGAGAAGGAAGTTCCTTCCTCTTCTTGAACAGGCAAAGGATCTGTCGAATGACAAGGACAGCTTCAGAAGCGGTCCGACCTTCTTTGAGATAGCAGCCTGCTGCCCCAAAGTTGAACACGAGCTGGAGGAACTCCCGCATAAAAACGGGACTTCCCTTCCTGACTCCGAAGAGTCGAGAACCGAGCCACTGCCCTGCGGAAACGGCTTCTATGAAGTCGTCATGCATGGCAGGGAGGGAAATCGATAGATATGATTTCCCCTCGTGTGCATACCGAGCCTCAATTGATTTGAGGGTACGGTTGGGGTCTATCTGCAAGCGTTTGCCGCCCTCGATGAGGACGGACCTTAGGATGTCTAGTTCGTGCCTTTTCATAATGACCCCTCCAAAGGGTGATTATGCACGGGCCCTCGCTAGACACAGTAATGCATGAGGCATTAGTAGCCTCATGCACCGTCCCTGAGGCGATCTCGACTTCCAGCCGTTCGGCTAAGAAGTAACGAGATTTCATCAGTGTTCCAGCTGCAACACCTTTGTAAGCACCAGGTTGGTGCTTGCGGAGAGTTGCGTGTTCAAGCCAGAGAACATGGCGATCTTGTCGGCTGTCGTGTATCCCAGAAGTGGGAAATCGAAGACGACATAGACCGAACCAGTCAATGACTTGTTCAGTGCTGTGATGGGATCCGCAGCGACGACATCCTTGTCCACTCGGACAAGGGTCTTCGTGCGGCCGTTCGACCCAGTAGTGTACTGGGAAGAAACGGTCTCCCGGACCAATCGGTCCGTCGAGAAGTACTGACTCTTGAACCCGTCGTCTGAGACGCGGGCGAGAGAGATAGCACTCCCGATGGTGATTGACTGTGGATCTGCGAGGGACATTTCAACTCCTAAGGGTTGAGATAGGGGAATACAGGATCGCTGCTTCCCGGTTTTACGACTTAGCTGCCGCTAAGGCAGCCAAGGTGGCACTTTGACTCGCGGATAGCGAGCCGAAAGAAGTGCCGAAACCGAAGGGGGTAGCACGGATTCTTCTAATAGACTTTTGGTCATAGAATCCGTTTGTTCTGAAGAATACTTCACCGGTCGGGTTCCACGTAAGAGTGTACTCAAAGTACGACTCTCGCACAACCGTTTCGGTGATATATCCCCAGAGCAACTGTACGCCTCTAGACTGTAACCCGCGAAAATTGTCGATAACATCGCCAATATTCACGAACCAGTCTAGAAGCCAGGAGAATGGTGTCGCGTCGTACAGCGCTCCGACGATTGATCCGGGATCTAGCCCGTAGGCTATTTCCACAAGATCTTCGCGAAGTGCTGAGTTATGCATGAGATCGGCAGCAGAACCACCCGTAACAGGGAGGTACATGCTAGCGAAATCATACTCATAACCAGCTCCGAAAGTAATCTCGGAGTTACGACGGGAGGCCATTAGGCCCTTGCAGGACATCTGTGCTCGAGCAGTGCTCGAGTCGTTGAAACCAGGTGTGGCAACATTGTCCTGACCGTAGATACGGCCAGGGATCGGAAACCAATGTGCCATACTGGAACAACTCGTGTAGTTGAAATCTTTTCCAACTTTCACGGTATCAGGTGTCCAAACGCCAGGGACCTTTCGACGGCGCCTCACGTGGGTGCCGCTGTCCTTAATCCATTGGTCAACTATAGAGTTGACAGTATCAATGAGTACACCAACTTTCGCGATATCATCTGCGAGGGGCTTGTATCCGAAAATGTAATTCAGATACTCGCCACCTGTAGCACGAATGATATCGCGTCGTTTACGTGGATCAATGATACTACTCACGATCGATTTGCCAAGCAAGCCTGGCAAAAGAGCGCCATCAACGATGACCTCAGCGATCGAAGACAATAGATTGACCTGACTTTGAATTGGATTGGTACTCTTTATAAAAGAAGTACCAAGCGTGATCAATTCAGAGTCCGTCTTCGCCAAACCCGTATACAACGTATTCATTGGATAAGAGTTATCTTTATCCAAGAAATAGTTGGGGTTCACGTCATTAGTACTCGAATGAGTAAAATGACGGGAACAGGGTTGGTGAAGATGCTCCAATAGGGGCTGGCAACAGGACTGGGCCTTCTTGAAGTAGTATTCCCAGACAATCGGGTCACTTTCTTCATAGAAAACTCGTGTCCAATGTCGCCTGCTATTGAAGCATAGAATTCGTTAAGATTCGTGGAACCAAAAATGGCTCCAGGTTTCTTAGTGGCGAATTCATACGACGGTCCACTTCTGAAAGAAGTGATGGGATTACTGCACTTCCATTCATCTACGTTAAATCTCCACAGGGAATTATACTGTGAGAGATTAACATCACCTCGCGAAGATTTACTCTTCACGACGTCGGGCTTTCGCCCAGATGTGGTTGTGACGTATCCCGAGGACATTTGACGATCTCCTTCCCCTACGGTTGGTGTTTCACTCCG